AACATCGGCATTACGGCGCAAAACATGGCCACTGGTGATTTCTTCTTGATTACCGCTGTAACGCGCCTCGGCTTTACAGTAGAGTTCAAGGACAGCGCCGGCACTTCCGTGAGCAGACAGTTCACCTATACTGCCGTTGGCTACGGCAAGGAGATCTAAGCAGTGGCACAGCACGACTACATCATTTCTAACCAGTCAGGCGCTGCCTTCCGTGGTGACCTGAACAACGGCCTAGCTGCAATTGTCAGCCAGAACAGCGGCGCCGCCCAGCCCAGCACCACCTACGCCTATCAGTGGTGGGCAGATACAACCACCGGGCTGCTGAAAATCCGCAACGCCGCCAACAGCGCCTGGATCACCGTCGGCACCTTGGCTGATGCCAACCTAGGCCTGCTAAGCCTCGCTGGTGGCACACTTACTGGTGCGGTGCTTGTAGATGATGCGGGCACTGCTGCACTGCCTGCTATTGCATTCGACGGCGACACCAATACCGGCATCTTTCGTAAAGGCGCTGACCAACTGGGGCTGTCGGCTGGTGGCACAGAACGTGGATTCGTTGATAGCAATGGCGTCACCATCCAAGCGCAAGGCGACCTACGCTTTGCCGACTCGGACAGCAGCAACTGGGTGGCACTTCATGCACCGGCAACAGTTGCATCAAACATTACGCTGACAGTCCCATCCACTGTCGGCAGCGCCGATCAGGCGCTAGTTACTGACGGAACTGGCGTGCTTAGCTTCGCCAGCCGCAGTCGGTTGGTGCAAGGCACGGCTGTTGCAACAACGAGCGGCACCAGCATTGACTTCGCCAGCATTCCCAGTTGGGTTAGGCGGATCACAGTAATGTTTGACGGAGTTAGCACCAACGGAACAAGCGCAGTTCAGATTCAACTTGGCGACTCGGGGGGTATTGAAACAACTGGGTACTTTGGTGACGCTATGGCTATAACTGGGGCCGCTGCCTCATATGTAGCGTACTCAAGTGGTTTTGTGTCTCCAGGAGACATTGCAGCAGCGTCAAGGTTTGGATTTTTGACAATCGTAAATATAAACAGCAACGTATGGGTGGCGAGCGGAACAATTGGCAATAATTCAACTTTTGCCGGATCCTTCCAAGGCTCTAAAGCACTTTCCGCCACCCTGGACCGCGTTCGCCTAACCACCATCAACGGCACTGATACCTTTGATGCCGGCACCGCCAACATCATCTACGAGGGCTGATCATGAACCGCATTGAAGTCAACGTTCAAACCAATGAGCAGCGCACCATCGCCCTCACCGATGCGGAGATCGCTGAAATCCAGTCGCGGCCTCAACCAGAACCGCCAGCGGTACGCACCCCTGCCGAAAAGCTAGCCGCCGCTGGTTTGTCCGTAGCCGAGCTGCGGGAGCTGTTGGGGCTAAACTAATCCCAAAGAGATTACATCATGGCTAACCGCAAGATTTCAGACCTGACGTCGCTGACAGCACCAGCAACTGGTGACCTGCTGCCCATTGTTGACATCAGCGAAGCAGCGGCAGCCGATAAGAACAAGAAGATCACGTTTGGCGAACTGCTGGCCAGCGCACCGGCAGGGTCGGACGCTGCGCCGAGCTTCAGCTTTGACGGTGACCCCAACACCGGCATCTTCAATCCAGCAGCAGACACGCTGGCATTTGCTGAAGGTGGTGTGGAAAGTGCCCGCATCGACTCCGGCGGCAGGCTCTTAGTTGGTACGTCTACTGCCAACACTTCTGGCGCCAAACTCCAAACATCCGACGGCCTGACTTTCCCCGCAACGGCAGTCGCCAGCGCCGATCCAAACACCCTCGACGATTATGAAGAGGGGACGTGGACGCCGGTTGTTTCAAACACTGGTTATACCTACACTTATTCTACTCAAACTGGTACTTACACAAAAGTTGGTAGAACAGTTACCTTAAGCTGGCGTATTGCTGTTACTGCAAGAAGTGGATCTGCCAGTGGTGGCTTGCCTATTTTGGCAATACCATTTACATCAAGTGCGTCGTTCACCGGTAGCGCCTTAAGTGCCCAAAATCCAGCGCAACTGGTTATCCATAAAGCTGGTACAGGAGCTACTTCTGGAATAAGAACATTTTTGTATGCGGGTTTCGCTAATAGCGCTAATGCATACTTTTGGATTGGAGCCGTTGCAACCAATGGGGACCCATTTGACATCGGGGCTGATTTTTACATGGGCGGTGTGTTTATTTATGAAGTGTAATCTCTAGCCCGCAACCCGGCTTAAAACTACGACCCATCTAAAACCTGTTCCTGCCAGTCGGCAGTTCCTAAAAATGAGTCTGACTAAGGAGATCGTAATCGACAAGATTGAAGTCCTCGAATCTGGTTCTATCCAAGTAAGGCAAGCCACTCGCATCCTTGAGGATGGCGAAGTGCTATCCACCTCCTACCACCGCCATGTGCTTCAGCCCGGCGATGACCTGACCAACGAAGACCCCAAGGTAGTTGCCATTGCTACTGCTGCTTGGGCTGAATAACCGATGGCAATAGCACCCGGCACATATAACATCAGCCTGCAACGCCGGGCAGATTACTACATCGCGCTGCAATTCAAAGATGGCAGTGGCACACCAATCAACCTCACCAGTTGGACGGTTGCAGCGCAGGTGTGGAATCAACCCCGCACCACAAAATATGCTGACTTCACCGTCACCTATACAAGCCGCGCAACCGGATCAGTCAGCATTGCATTGACCGCTGTCCAAACAGCATTGCTGCCTGATGAGGCGTTTTACGACGTGCTGCTCACCAACCCATCCAACATCAAAGAGTATTATCTAGAAGGCATTGTCTACGTCAGTGAGGGTTACACGGCATGACCTCAGTAGTTGTTACCGAAGTTAATGGAACAGTTGTTGTACAAACGCCAGCACCACTTGGACTCCCCGTTGGTGGCACAACTAATCAAGTATTAACCAAAACCTCAAGCGCTGACTTTGCAACAACTTGGACGACCGTGCCAACCGCTGCTGAATTTACAGCTCTTGAGGCTAGGGTTGCAGCGCTTGAAGCACTCGATATATTACTGCTTGAAGGCTGATGGCTGTACGCAGTAAAACCGGCACCGCATCACTGCAGCACCAGCCAGGCAAGCCCAAGCTGACTCGGCAAGGTAACGGCGCGCGCTCAAGGCCTAGCCATGGCCGCAAGAAGCGTCGTGGTCAAGGCAAAGGCTAGACTTACTCCAAAGCGTTTAACACCATGCCATCCGCAGACGAGAGGCTTCAATCCAAGCAATACGTCACGCTTGACACGTTGACTGCGACTGACGTAACTGAAAACGGGTTGAGCTACGGCGCACAAGCAATTACCTATCAGGTCACAGTTGCCACCATCGGCACCAGCGTTGTAATCAGATTTGAAGGCAGCCTTGATGGCGTTAGCTATTTCAATCTGGATCAAAACAATACTGACTATACAATCACCGCAAATGGCACGACTGGCTACTGCCTAAGCGGTTGCCCAGTCAACTATGCCCGCTTGCGGTTGGTCACCATCACTGGCGGCAGCCCATCTGTCGCCACAGTAATCGGCGCAGGCTGATGGCTGCAAACCTACGCACCAGCCTTAAGCGCTCATTGCGTGCCAGTCTTAAAAGCAGCTTGAGCGGTGGCGCCGCAGCCCCAGAAGCAACGGAGTACATCCTGACCGAGGACTCCGATGCCCTGATGTACGAAGACAGTACCTTCATCTATCAGGAAACCTAGGCCGGGCTCTTGCTCGTTACAATGGGATCAGCGCTGGATCAGCCGATGGCGGATGAGCCTGAATCAGTCGGCGGCGTCTTCGTTGCTTCCCTTCCGGCCGCGATCGCCGCTGGCTTGTTCGCTATTGGCGCCTTGCTGATCAACATGCAAATTCAATCGGCACGCATTGAGGCCACGCTCACGCAAATGGCTGCGGCCGTAAACGAGTTGAAAAACGACTACAAAGTCCAGCTGTCCGACCTTGACAAGCGGGTGCGGCAGCTTGAAATTCACAAGTAACCTAGGAACACATACACATCAACGCCGTGTCTGTTGAAACCGCCGCCATCATCGCCATCGTCATCGCTGCCGGCAGCGAGATCATCGCTATCAGCCCGCTGAAGTCCAACAGCTGGTTGCAGTTGTTGCTGCAAGCTGGTCGGATGATGTTCCCCAAAAAGCGCTGACTGATGGCTAACGCCGCACCGATCACGCTCGAGCAGTTGTTCCGTTTTTATCGGAACGAGCCACACCAATCCGCTGCTATCCAGTTGCTGGAGCAGGATCTAGCGGTGAATGGCTATGCCGTTGCCATGCGCCGCGATCGGGCATGGTTTCAAACATGGAGCCAAGACGGCAAGCAATCCGATCTGACCGCGGCGCTGAAAATAATCAAGGCGTTTGAAGGTTTAGACCTCTCTGCCTACCCTGACCCGCTCAGCGGTGGCGTTCCTTGGACGATCGGCTACGGCACCACCCGCTACACCGATGGCCGCAATGTATCCAAAGGCGACAAGATCAACGCCATTGAGGCGGACATGTTGCTCCGCCAAGAGGTGGACCGCATCGCCGCTAAGTTGCGCCAGACCGTGCCGTTCTGGATCGAGATGGCCGATCACCAGAAGTGCGCGCTGATCTCCTTCGCTTACAACCTTGGCAGCGGCTTCTATGGCATGTCGGGTTTTGAAACGATCAGCCGGGAATTGCGCGAGAAGGAGTGGGATGCGGTGCCCGCTGCGTTGCTGCTGTACCGCAACCCAGGCACCAACGTTGAGGCCGGCCTAAAGCGTCGGCGCGAGGCTGAAGGCAAGCTATGGGCTGGCACCATCCAGCAGCCGCAGCAGGCCGCCAAGGCAAAGCCCAGCGATCCGTTCAGCACCAATCTCACGCCACACTTCACCCTTGGCGAGTTTGCGCTAGGTGAACCGGCTCGGCGTTTCACCGCGCAGCATCAGGTGGACACCGCCATCGAGCTGGCGGCGTTCCTAGAGAAGGTCCGCACCGCTTTCGGCGGCAAGCGCGTCACCATCACAAGCGGCTACCGGCCGGCATCGATCAACCGCGCAGTCGGTGGCGCCAGTAACAGCGAGCACCTTTACGATGCGCCCAGCGTCGGCGCGGTGGACGTCTACGTTGACGGCGCAGACATCAACGCAGTCCAGTCGTGGGTGGATCGTGAATGGCCCTACAGCGTCGGCTATGGCGCGGCTAAGGGTTTTGTTCACATTGGGATCCGCAAGGGCAGGCCTAGGGTCAGATGGCCGTATTAGCCATTGCATGATCATTCCTGACCACGAGATTGCCCGCCTCTGTCGCCAGGCGGCGATGGTGGTGCCCTACAACGCCGACTTGCAAAACCCCGCCAGCCTCGATGTGTTGCTTGGCGATCGGTTGATGATCGAGGTGCCCGAGCGCCCCGAGCTGCAGATCCTCGGCATCGGTCACCACACGCAGGCAGACCCGTACTGGATGACGCCGGGTGAGTTCTGCTTGGCCGAGACGCAGGAGATCTTCAACCTGCCCGACCACATCGCGGCGCAGTTCGTGCTCAAGTCCAGCCGTGCCCGTGAAGGGCTGGAGCACCTGCTGGCCGGTTATTGCGATCCAGGGTGGCATGGCAGCCGGCTGACGCTAGAGCTGCACAACAGCCGCCGCTTTCACAACATCGCGCTGTGGCCTGGTATGAAGATCGGCCAGATGGTCTTCCACGTCATCGCCGGCACGCCGGAGCGCACCTACCGCGAAACTGGCCGCTACAACGGCGATCAACAGGTGACCGCTAGTCGAGGGTGATTTGCATTCGCGCAATCCTTGCTGGCGCATCTGCCGGGTCATCAAGCGGGATCATCCGGTAATCATCAACGCCGTGGGTTTCTGCCCAATACTGCGCGGCGATGTGAGTCGGGAATGGCCCGACGTGCCAAATGCCAAGGTCAAGGATGTAGGTCATTTCAGGGATGGGTTGCGCTGCTCAGGCGTGAGGCTGGGGTGATCTTCGTCATCATCATCCTCGGGCAGATCCTCGGGGATGTAGTCGTATTCAGGATCGAGCTGGCGGGTCATGGTGAAGAGGGCCGCCGAAGCGGCCCGGTAGGGCTCAGCGCCCGAGGCAGCGAGCTGCGTGCTGCTCGGAGACCCAGCCTCCTTCTTCGCCAGGGTTGGGCAGTGCTGCGGTGGGCAGCTGGCGGACAAAGACCATGCCAGCCTGGGGCTCGCGGTGGCCTTCGATCACCTCGGCGAGCATCACAGCGCCGGGGAACCAGTCGGCCATGTGGGGCATGTCCACCCAAACCTGCTGGCCGATGTGGAGCGTCTCGCCCATCTGATCGAAGAGTTGAACCATGGCGTCCTCCGCCTGAACTGAAAGAACTATACACCGCAGGCAGCGCACCTCGCCCCGATCGGGCGGCCAGTTGACAATCCGCAACACAAGCCGATCCAGTCTCACCCGTTACCGTTGGTTCAGCCGGGCGTCTGGCCATGCGGGCTTACCTGGTTGAGATCAACGCCAAACTGATCATCCGCTCCGACACCGAGCCATCCGAGCTGCCGGCTGACATCTACAGCCAGCTGACGGAGTTCATCCCTAGCGATGACGACATCGTTGACCTCGACGTTTCCGCTTTCCTGTTGCCTGGCCAGGACGATGGAACACCGGATTGAAGAAACGCAGCTGGTCACCCGCAAGTCTGCGCGCGATCAAATCCACCTTTCGTGGAACTACCAATGCGCCTATTGCGGTGAGGCGCTTGGCAGGAGCCCGACATTGGATCATGTGGTCCCACGGGTAAGGGGTGGAGGGCAGCAACGGTCTAATACGATTTCCTGCTGCCTGATGTGCAATTCTCAAAAAGGGCACCGAGAGTGGCGGGAATGGTTTAGGCAACAGGTTTTCTGGAATTCTGCGAAGGAAGAAGCAATTGAGCGGTGGGTTGGCGAAGGTAGTTGATTGCTGCTGACTACTTTGGGCTCTTGCATGGCGTAAAGACTGCGCAATTAGGCGCAAACCTGCCGCCAGTCTGACGGCACTCGGGAATGTCAATCTCACATCGGCCGCGGCCGCCAGGTGTCCAGTGGATGCAATCCCAGCACATCACCTTTGGCTGCGTGTCGGGCTCCACCGGCCGCGCTTTAGCCTTAAAGGCCATGTAGTGCTTCTGTCCACGCTCTATTGCCTGGCGTAGGTCAACGGTGCCGGTGTCAACCACCAGATGGTGCTCAGGCTTTGGGCCGATCGTGATGTGCGCGTGCCACGTCTGGCTTGCCCGCTCACAGGTCAACAGCAAGCGGCCAGCGTGTAAAGAGATCATTCGTCTTCGCCGTGCGCTGGCTGGTGATAGATGCGCTCAAACACCATGCTGAGTGGATCTTGCTCCTGCTCCATGCTGCGCTCAAACACCGTGCGCGCAATTGGATCAGTTTGATCGGCAGCAAAAAACACGTCTGGCCAAAACTTATCTTTTACCACTAGCAGGCTCACCCGTGGGCTTTTGGCCAGCAACCAGATGGCAATGCGATCCAGTGGTGACAGGTTAGGCAAGTTCATGGCTTTAGTTTCGCAATCAGTCGAGCAAGATACCAGTGCGCTTTGTTTAAGGACTCAGCACCGCCCTTGTGCTTTTCGCGCCAGACATATTTCAGGATATTGCCTTTGCAGTATCCGGCAAACTCTTCTGGCGTGAGCGCGGCCGCAATAGCGTCAATGCACTCAATCTCGCCTTGGCGGTAGTGCGGTGGCTGGTTGACTGGATCGGTCATGCGGCTATCTCATCGTATGGGGTGGCAACCAGCTGCCAGCGATCACGCATTACAAGCTGACCACCTGTCAGGAAGCTGCGCATCGTGCCGCGTGGTATGCCGTGACGGCGTGCCCAGTTCCATCGGTCGGTGACCGTCACCCGCTGCGTCCGCTGCCCGCGCACGTCACGCACCACCCAGGCGGGCTCCGCATCTACAGGCGGCTGCTCGCCATGCTGGCGCGCCACCCACCAGACCCACGTCCCGCCACCGTTGCCGATGCTGACGCGGCGCAGCAGCTGCTGATCCTCCAGCTTTCGCAGCGAACGGTTCAGCGTGGCGCGATCGGTGCCAAGCTGCTCGGCCAGATCGGATATGTCAGACCAAAACGCTGGGCAAAGCTGCTCCAGTTGCACCAGCACCAGCAGCAGCTCAGGGCGGTATCGGTGCCGCAGCTGCGCCAAAAACTCCGGCTGGATCACGCCCACCTCCCGAGCACATATTGACGGCAGACAGCAATGCACTGCTGCGCGTGCTTTTCGGCAAGAATGCTTTCCGTACCACCGATGGCCGTCACGCAGGCAGCATGAAGTTCTGGGTAGGGGGTGTCGCGGAAGTTGGCGGCGATGTCGCGGCAGAACTCCTCCCATAGCCCGGTGTAAGTGCCACAGGTGCGGCCGCTGGAGGCATAAAGCGCGTCGAGCATATCAACGCGCTGCTGGTCAAGTTGGACGCGGGTCATTGGTGCTCTTGCAATGCTTGGCGGATCATGAGCAACTCCTTGCGGCAGGCAACAGCCTGCGAACCATGGAGGTTGCTTAGCAGTTCTAAACGCAGGTCAAGCAAGGCGCACAGCCGCAGCCGTTCATCCTGTTGCCCTGCCCTGTAAAGGCTGGAGTCGCTGATCAATGCCTCCAGCTTGGCGCGGTGGTCAGTCATGCTGCCTCCACCGCAGCACCGGGCCAGCGGGCTTGGGCGTACTTAATAGCGTGACAGCGTGACTCGGCGCGGGTGATCCATGTCATTGGCTGCGCGCCCATGGGGTAGACCAACACGCGATATTGCCGCGTCCGCATCTTGGGCAGTGGCCGGCTAATGCCATCACCAAAACGACCGCGTTCTTCTTCTTGCCATGCAAAAGGGGTGATTTCAGACATGATTTTCTGGATCGTTGACGTTTTCAGGGTTAAGCCATTCCATTTCTTGCCACCACGGCATCCAGTCGATGGCAGCCTTGGCTTTGGCATCGGTCAAGCTGTGCGCCCAGATGCACTCGATCACATTGGCGCTACGGATCTGGAAGTAATACCGCTGCATCTTGGTGATGGCAAGGTTAGTCGTGGTCATAAAACCTCCAGTTGATGATTTGTTGGATCACGGGAAATAGGCCAGCCCATACGCTCCAAGGATCGCCAGACAGCACGGAATTGGGGATTGAGTTAATGCTTCCCCATCGGGGAAAGTCGGGGTGGATGCCGCTGTTGGTCCAGTAGATGCGGCCGATGTAGCCGCCAGTGCTGGTGATCGCCATGAATGTCGGCCTAGTCATGGCTTCAGGTTGCTGTGGCAAGCGGGATGCTGATTGTGCGCCAGTGTGGCCTGATCGCGGCCGCCGGCGTATCCCGCGGCATAGATAGCGGCAAGCACCACCAAGGCAGTGATGCGGTTGACCCAAGGGTTGGTGATCATGATGCAAGCGCCTGACGGACGCGGTAACGGGTGATGTGGAGGCGTTCGGCGATCTGCCGTTGGCTGTGACCAGCGCGTTGCAAGATGCAAACTCGGCGCTGATCAGAAGCGGTGAGCCAGTCGATGATGGCGACCAGCACCAACAGCGGCAGCAGCAGCTTCCAAATCAGTAGGAAGGTGGTAGCGATCATGGGAGGCATTCGGCGGAGGGCCGGTTGCCTCCGATGCGTGAATCATACACCGCAGGCGGCGCATTACGCAATCGGGTCATTCACAATCCGTAACGCGGTGTCGGGCATCGGCCGCTCTCGACCGTCGCTCGTTTGCTTCCTGCGTCAGGTTTGCCCGCGGGTCCTGCGCTTCTTTATGGCTTGCACGCATCCGCGTGTGCCCCACCGTCACATCAATTGGCACCCGCAGCACTGGCTTTCGCGAATGCCTGGCGCTCCACCCCACTGCATAGCTCGGCACCGTCACCTCCACCGTGTACCAGACATTCCCGCAGTTCTCGCACGCACGTTTGCGCACCGTCTGATCAGCCATTTGGCTGTTCGTCACCACTGCACGGTGGCAAGGGTGACTGCACGCTGGGCAATTCATGGGCAACATGGGGCAATCTGCCCCGGATAGATAAACTTTGGTCAATGGATGGCTCCAAGCGGCGGTCAATGAGATCGCACGCCTGGAGCTGCAGCTGATGTGACCTAGAACAGGTCCGTGTCATCAATCTCGCCGGTGACACCGGCGGTTGCCTTTGCCAGGCTTTCGGCTGCGCCAGATGCCGCCAGCCTGTCTTCAATCGCCTTCTGGGTCTTGTAGTCCGGCTCGATCGTCAGCCCGAGATACTTCACCCCCGACTGGCTGGTGTTGTTGTAACCCGCGATTCGCACCGGGATCTCACCCTTATCGTTCGGCTCGGCGTTCATCACATAGCTGGCAAACGCCATCCGGTCCTCTTCCTTGATCCCGAATACGCCATCGACATCGGGATATTTCTTCCCGGCGTCGTAGCGATCGCCAAGCCGCTGCTGCAGCTTCTCGGGTGTGTTCTTGAAGATGGCGCCTTTGGTTTTGAAAGTCACGGTTAATCGTGGGTGATGGTGTTGGCCTTTTCGTATTGCTCCACCTCGGCCAGGGGATAGAGCACGCGCCCTTCAATGCGCACATAAGCTGGGCCGGTTGATTGCCGGCGCCATCGCAGCAAGGTCTGGCGATGGATTTGCCATCGCGCTGCCAGTTGCTGATCCGTCAAAAACTCAGAAGATGTCATCGTCATCACTGGGCACTTCCTCAATCGGCTTGGTCTGAATCTTTTTGTTTAGGTCAGCCAATTCCACCCGAGGCTCAGCAGTTACCGTCACCGGCTCGATGTCCAGTACCTCTTCCTGGGTCTGGATACCAACCAACAGTTCGGGGATGTACAACCGCCCCCAAAATGCCGCGGCCCGGTAACGGATCATCAGGTCGGGCATCGTGAGCCACTTGCTGCCGCTCTTGGTGCTCCACCCTTCACGCTTGGCCATCGCCATTGTCACCTCCGGCCCGCGCAGCTCTTCGCCGGTCCGCAGCTCGGTGGCAACAGCTGTGCAGGCCAGAGTGTCACCTTTGCCGCTGATGTCGTAGCGCAGCGGGCTAAAGCGCCCGCAGCCGTTGACCAAACCAATAATGAACTGGCTGCTCCAGCTTGGCCGGCCGTGGATGATGTGCAGGTTCTGCATAACCATCAACGGATCCATGCCCATCCGCCGGCTGATGTTCAAAGCCACTAGGCAGTTGGCGTAACCCGCCTGCCCTTGGAACTGCTGCGGGATCAGCGTGCTGCTGGCCAGCGCCTTTGCAATCCGTTGGGCATCCTCAAAGGCTTGGATGCCGCTGAACACCCCCTGCGGGGTGGTCGTTGTTAGTGCTGTGCTGTCGCTCATCAGTAAATCTCAATCTCGGTGGGTGGTTGCTGTGGCATAGATCCATCAGGCCGCGGCCGCATCCAGCCGGGCAAGTTGATGGTCTCAATCTGGTCGCTGTAGCCCGGCCAAGCGCTAGCCGCCTTGCAAGTGGCAAGCACGTCGAGGTCGCGGGCTGCTGCCTCGGCGCCGATCTGGATCATCTCCGCATCGGCGGCGTAGACGGCCACC